AAAAGCCTTGAATAATCCGGTCAGACATAATTATTTTTTGTTAACTTATGAACTATTTAGATTTCTTTCTACTCTTTCTGAAATTATTCAAAAAGTTATCAATACTTTTAGTTCCTGTCATTTTCATTGCATAATTACGAAGAGCATCGGTTCCAACCTCTCTTTGATCTGCTGGTACTCCAGATACCTCTGTCCATTCAGAAATATCCTTAATCCACGATTTGAACATTATATTATCTTCTGTTACACAAATAAGATAATTTGGTCCACGTCTAGTAATTTCTCCAACAAGACCAGTATGAAGATTCTCAACAATATCGCCAATATTGAAAATATTATTAAGATAATACTGCTCCTTTAAATTCTTATAATCTAAATCGGGTGCGATTCTCCACATTTCGGCAACCGTACCTTTACCTTCTAAAGAACGTTGAACAACATGAAACATATTTTCAACTTCTTTCTGGGGCATAGTTCTGGGAACACCAGATTTAAAAGTTTCAAAATCATCTTGTACCGCAGCCTTTCTCAATTTGGCCGAGGACATATTTGTAATATCGTCAGCAGAATCTGGGTCTCTATTTCCCGCAGAGATTATGTTAATCTCTTTGAACTGATATAGACTTCCATTGTACTGATTTGATAACCTCTCAAATTCTGAGACTCTATCAGAACCAACTACGATATTAACCTTTTCAAATCCATCTTCAAAGATGTTCTTTAATACATCAAAAATAGTTGCAAGATTTGCAGAATTAACAATCTTTTTCTTGAAGTCTGGAAACATCTTCCTCATGTACTTAATTTTAAGAGGAGGATTTATTGGGTCTGTAGTATTGTTTTGTTTTCTTGATGGATAAACTCTCAATTCACCACCAGATGCAATTTGTTTTGCCTTATCTAAGACTCTTTTATGACCAATTGTAGGTGGATTGAAACGGCCCAGAACAATAGTTATGGTTTTATCCGCCTGAATATCTTCCGGAGGTTTTTCCTGTCTAGGTGGTCTAATGCTCTTACGATTACCTCCAACAGCTGGTTTTGCCTGTGGTGGCTGTCTTTCGGCGGCTGGGTTAATTTCTGCCTCTGGTTTTTCCGGAGTTGGCGATTTCTTCTGTATGAATTGCAAATCACCCTTTAAGGTCTTGGCAATAAGTTTACCGGAACGGTCAACCCACCCTCCATGCTTATTTGAAATGAGCCCGAGTCTAGATGCCTTTTCGCTAGCTCGGCTTCCACGATATTCTAATAAGAAATCAGAGAAAGTCTTCATTGTGTTCCAGTTGTCATATTAGTAATTTAAGAGCCACTCCGGCAGCAGTATATCCAACATACTTTTTGAGTTTCTTTCCCTGCTTGGAATTAGATGCAATCTTTCCTAGTTTTTTAATCTTACGACCAACAGACCGAAGAACTCTCCGGCCCGTTGAAATTTTTGCTTCGGTTAGAAACTCATCAAATGTTTTCATATACGTCTATTTATTACTTAATAACAAAGTCGTATTCTGCTACATCTGTAAATTGCCTTGCCATTATTATTTATAGTATAATCACTTATTTAGTCTATTTGACAAATATGAAGGACATTCAATATGAATGATTTCATCTTCATCATCTTCAATATCCCCGGTAAGAACAAAATTAGCCAATCTATCAATAACTGTAATAGCTCTTTCTAGTGAAGGATTTGTGCTTGGAATCTTATCAATTATCATCCGGGTAATCTCAAATCTAACTTGTTGCGGGTCCATTTTAATTCCTCTTTGGCTTTCCGTAGGTTCTTCGGGTGTATAATCGGTCATAATATTTTGTTAAACATCTACACCGGGAACCATTTTTTCAATTTTAAAGTGCATTGAATCAATATCACATACGGAGATATAAAAAATATATGCATTTTCACCTTCAAGGGTATCGAGTTGTCTTTGAATGCCTTCCATAGAAGTAAAATTAGTTGAAGATGTATAGCCAGCTGGATAGCTAGAAAAAGCATCTTCTAAAATTTTGATTTGCGCTTTGGTTAGTTTCATTTTTGCTTCGGTTATATTATTCGTCAATTTGGCCATATCTTAGCTTAAATTTATCGGGGGCTTTTAATAAATAAACACCATATAATAGGCAATTATTTAATTTTGAGCAATAGTTTACAAATTCATCTTTGCTGAGTATAACTGTTTTACAATCATAAGATTTATGATTGTAAATAAAAGTATGAAGAGTTAAGAATCCAATAAAATAAGGCTTAATTTGATTAAGCATTTCATTCAAATCTTCTTTAGGTTGAGGCAAATCTGACCAGTTATTAATATTTTTATTTAAAAAAACATTCAGGAACTCGTCAAAATCTTCGGCAACACCATACACCTTTTCGGGTAAAGGTTCATCTTCCCATTTATCTAAAATGGACCATTATAAAAATGTTCAATATTTTTAGATAAATTTTTAACATTATTAGTTTGCTCTACAATATGAGAATGGATTACAGATTCAATAAAATATACATTCCCATTATATTCTAAAGATTCTTCATCTAAAAGAATTGTAACTACACCATCAACCGATTGAGCCCACTTATACGCATCCAAAACTAACTGTTTAGTTAACCCCTCGGTTTTAAATCTCTCTATAAGATCATCAGCTACATTACACGGAATAGAAAATATCATAGGTCAACTTCTCCATATCGTATAATTATAGAATAAATGAGAGTATCCGTTAAAGCATCAACTGAAGCACAGAAATCTACATCATATAAAATTAAATTTTTCTTACTTTCCAAGAAATCTATAACTTCCATTTTAGCGTCTTCTACGGAGGTTTTAGTAGTTTTAGCAGATTTTGCACTATATACGTTTGATTCATATATAAACACCGGAGTTAAGCAAAACCCAATAAAGTTATTCTTAATAGTTTCAATGAACTCTGTGAGATTAAATGGTGTATGATTTCTTTCTTGCGATTGAATTATCATTGCATTTTCACTATTTGTAGATTCTAATACAGCTTTCCACTTATCATACAGAGATTCGGTATATCTGTTTTGTCTAAATTCTAACCACTGCTCATAACTACAAACGGTGCCTATCTCGAAGGAAGGTGTATTTGTCATACGTCACCTTCTTCACGGTTTTCAGAACGACTTGCCACAAATGTACCCTCGGGATAACGGGCAGATAGCTTCTCAAAATTCATTTGAAGAACCTCATCAATAGTTGTACCTAGAGCAGTACAAGCCATTTGTAGATAAAATTGCACATCTCCCAATTCTCTCTTTAAATGGAATACATTCTCTTCAGTATAAGGTTTATTTTGCCACAAAATCTTTTTTACAACCTCTGTGAATTCTCCAGCCTCGGCAGATAGGCCATATGCACTCGTTAGTAGTTGCGGGACGCTTACACCTTGTTCGTGTAGTTCATCAATTCGGGCCTTAAGAGCCTCAACATCAGAAGAGGTTTTTGATGTTACTTGAGTAACAAAGTTTGCATATTCAGTTGTAGTAATTTGTTGTGTCATAATGTTTAATCAGTTGCGGTCAGTTGTTTCTGTATTAACAATTAAAAATTTATCCACCGAAAAATGTCCAATTTCGGATGGTAATTCTACTTTTTTACCATTATGATTAGAAATGGCATTAAGATCTTCCTCTAAGGCCAAGAATAATTTTAAAGTTTCCTCGCGCTTAGCTTTTTCCGAGGGAGACAAAACCCTGCTATAAAACCCCAAAAATCCGCCACTATTCTGGCCTTGTTTATTATCATTATTACATCGCAAAATTTGTTCTCCAATTCCGGTCATAGTTGAGAATAATAGATTACTAGGTAACTCAAGATTTAAATTATTTAATTTTTCAATTAGATAATCCTTTTCCATTTCTTTCATGGTTCTTGAATTTGGATAATATAACTTTTCATTTTTTTCGTTTTCATTGAAAACCTCAATGATCATTCGCCTTGTTTTTTCTGTGATGTTATACATAATGTTATTCTCCAAAATTAAATTCTCTAAACTTAGACTTAAAATCTTTCTTATCAGTCTCTGGATCCATATTTTCAATAAGATCGGCTTGTGCCTCTTGTTCTACATCATATAGCCTCATCTTTGCCCTATCTATGCCAACTGTAAACCTGCGGTGAGGGTCTAATGCTCCATAGCGGTTTTTGAGCTGTTTAATAAGAATCTGATTGAGTCCCTCTAGTTCTTCGGTTGAAATGAGACCAAACATATAATCAACCGTATGCGTAATCCCAATACTTTCTGAGGTATCGGCTAGGCTCAAGTCTGAGCTGGCCATCGAATTCCTATTCGTTTGGGTTGCGCTAATAACCGGAACATTAAATTCAACAGCTAATGCCCGCACCTCTTCGGCAATAGATTTTACAATTGTATAACTATTTGCCTGCCCGTTACTCTTATACCGACTTGATGCACAGATATTTAGGTAGTCTACTACAATGACATCGGGAATAAAAGTCTTCTTCAACTTAAGTTCGTTTATAAGAGCCCTAAAGTGACCAGCATGTGCTGATACTGGAGGATACTCTTTAACAATTATTTTGCCTTGAGTTTTAGCCGATAGACGCTTAACTTTTGAATCAAATTCGGCTTTAGAAATCTTTGAAAAATCCTTAATATCAACATCAAGAAGATTCGCATCAATTCTTTGAGATATTTGCTTCTCGGACATCTCCATGGTTATATAGAGAACATTTTTACCCCGAAGAAGATATGATGCTGCAAAATGACACATTACCAAACTTTTTCCGATACCCGTAGACGCAATCAGAACCATAAGAGTTTTGGCGAGAAGACCCCCATCAGTAATCTTATTAAAATAAGACAGGTCAAACGGTAGCTTTTCTTCCTTGCGAATATAAGATTCATAACGAGCATCAGAATCTTCAATATAATCGTGTCCAATATGACTATCAAAACTTACGGCAAGTGCATCACTAAGAATTGAAGGGATTGCTTCTTTGGTTAGTTTCGGATCACTACCATCTGCAATTTGAATACATTCACGAATTGCGAGATAAATTGACCTATCTTTACACCATTGCTCTGTTGTTTTTAGAAGCCATTCTTTTTCGGCAGGTTCATCCGAAAGTTCAGAAATGATCTTGGTAATTTCCGAATAACTCTCCTCGTTTAAATCTGAGCGTTTTTCTAGTTCAATAGAAAGTGATTCCGGTGTGGGAAGTGCATTGTATTCAGTTGTAAAATTAGATATTTCTTCATAGAGAATTTTTTGTAGATTATCTATGAAGTATTCCTTTTTTATGAAAGGGAGAACCTTTCTCGTGTAGTCTTCATTATAAATTAAGTTTCTTAAAATTAGGGCTTCAGTTGATTCCATTCATTATTATTCATCGGTTTCATCATCATCTTCAAGTTCTACTGCCTGACTTGAACCATACTTGAACTTTTTCTGGGCATAGACATCAATCAATTCCAAGACATCTTGAGTGAAGAATGTCTCGGGATTTTTCATAATATCTTTTTCCCAAAACTTATTTTCACCGAACACGTAACGATTGCCAACCCTTTCAATTACACCACCTTCTACTGCAAGAGGCAGAAGACCATAATATCGGTCAAGGCCGCGTTCATCGTAGAATAGTCTCACTTCTACATCACGATTTTCTCTAGATAGGCGAGATTTTACAGTCTTAAATCTCAAAATAACACCAACAACCTCAGTGCCTTCTTTTTCCTTAGACTTGGAAATATTAAGAATTGTGGAGGCTGAATAGGCCAATCCACTACCACCGGACATTTTCTTTGCGGTATACATTGACATAGACTCATATAAATGATTATTAACAATCATTGGGACGTTTGCTTCTCCCAGCTTAAGAGTCAACATCCTAAAGGTTCCCTTGAGAAGTTGAGCCTTGGTCATATCTCGGGTATCCTTTTCGGCCAGTGTATCATCAATTTCTTTATTAGTTGACAACATTCCCAATGAATCTAGAACTAAAAATAAAGGCTTGCGATCACTCTTAGGCTTTTTAAGATACATATCAACAGCCTTTAATGCTCTCGTGCGAAATTCTTCTACGGTTACAACATTGATAATAACTACTCTATTAACATCAATTCCCTTTTCCACCAATAATGTCTTATTAATAGCAGATTCAGTATCAAAATAAAGACAAATTCCCTCTGGATTCTTGGTAAGAAATTCCTTAACCACATTAAGAGCAATAAAGGTTTTTCCACAAGATTCATCTGCAGCAAGAGCCGTAATTCTACATTGTGAAATCCCCCCGAAAATGCTGCCAGATGCAAGAGCGTTTAAAACGTATGATCCAGTATCTACATAAGTTTCATCTTCCATAATATCTTTTGCAAGTTTAGTATATTCTCCGCCAACTTCTTTAATCAAATGCTTTAAAAAATCATCCATATCGTTTTATCCAAATAAAAAGTCTAGTGTGCTTGTTTCTTGTGTTTTCCAGTCAATAACATCTAAAATTGCCTTTAGAGGTGAAATGAAGGTTTTCTCAAATTGAGTGTTGTAGTCTACAAATTTTCCTAATCCAAGATCTGTTGGAAATCTCTGAATGAATGCAATTACATTTTCATTAATAGGATTCGGCATCTTAAGATAACAAACCTTAATTTTTTCACCATCCTTAATGAGAGGATACTTCATATCAAGCTTTTGCTCTTTTATGTACCTATTATAAACCAACGAGGCTCTTGATTGCATCGGGGTTCCCTTCTGATATGAATTATTGGCTGCGGAATATTTATTAACGTTGCTGACACTCTTCGGGGATGATACCTCTTCGGGTGTGAGTCCGAAAAACTCTTTTCTACATGATTCAATAAAACGAATAATATCGTCGTTATCACCTTCCAGGATTAGCTTAATGCCCTCTTTAATTCTGGTTCTACAATAAGCTGGAGTAGAAGACTTAATTGCCGAAATTCCAGAAATTGCAATTTTAGGTTCAGCATATCTAACTCCCTCATTGTCCCAGACGTTCATAATGTAATTCTTTTTAGCAACCCACAGACCAGAAGAGCATAGCTTTTCCCTCTTCATGCTAAGATGTCGGCCAAAAGAATTAAGTGTATCACAAATTTCGGTGAACGAATTATCAATACACTCTTGAACTTTCGTTGAGCAAACCTTGTCCATAAAGTCAATGATTTTACCCATTTCAACTTCCTTATCACCAAAAATACGCTTAATAATTGGCTCAAAGTTTACCATAATAGAATCGGTATCCATTGCAATCGCAAAATCAAAATCAACAGTTCCAGCAATCTTATTAAGAAAAGCATTCATCCTATTCTCAAGCCAACGAATAATCGCCTGACCCGTATAGGTAATTGCCTCTGCATTTCTTAGATCATAATATCTAAAATACTCACAACCTAGTGTTCCGAATGCCGAGTTAAGAACAGTTTTCTTTACGTTCTGATAATTATTATATACCGTGATCTTTTTTTGAATCTCTAATGATGGATTCTTTTCATATTCAGCCTTGGCCGCCATCATCTTCTTCTTATAAATGACTCTTTCGTTATATAGTTTTTCCATCAATTTTGGTAGAAACCCACTTTTAGTATTATTATACATTGAACCATTTGCACATACACAATAATCAGTCTTATTAATAAAATGTTCAGAGAGAATTGACTCAACCGAAACTTCAGTATTCCTCTGTGGTACTAGTGTCTCTGGACTAATATTAAACGTGCGAATGATTGAGGGATATAGAGAATGAACGTCGTATGTTACAACATAATTAAATTTACCCACTTGAGTAGGCTTAACATACGCACCCTTAAACTTCTCGGTCTTTAATACGGTTTCTTGCCGTTGTGGTATGCAGATGTTTTCTCTCTTAAGATAGTTATAAATGATAGAGTCCCACATTCTACTTTGAAAGAATACATCCTCAAAGTTTACTCGGGTATCAAATGCCATTGCAAGGGCCAAACCAATAAGACCTTCACTTTCTTCTAGTTTACTTACCAGTTCACAATCTTTAATGTTATACTTAGTAAAAGTGGCGAAATCTTGTGTATAAAAATCTGCAAAGGTTTCATACTGAGAGTGGTCTAATTTTGTCTCATTTAAAATTTCCTGAGCAACCGTTTCTAGTCTATTATTTTCTAACCGTCTTTGGCTGAATTTCTTAAAAAGTGAAAGGAAATCTAAACAAGACGTGCCGGCGAGTTCATATACATATTCTTCACGGTTGGTCTTTTCAACCTTTACTTTTCTTTCTCTGATATATTTCCAAACTGATAGCCTTTTTGCCTGAGATTCTGAAATTACAGACGAGATCCTACGGACAAGATATGGAATATCAAAAAATTCAACATTCCATCCTGTGATAACGTCCGGTGGTTCTGATTCCCAAAAGGCAAGAAACTTCTGTAAAAGGTCTACCTCATCTGCACATTCATAATAAATATTGTTCTCAATCTTTTCGCTAAATTGTCTGCTGCCCCAAGTATATGATTGCTTCGTTGCAAAATCTTGAACCGTGATTAAAAGGACTTCTTCTCTGGCTTGTTCAACATTAGGAAATCCATAGGTTGAAGTAGTCTCAATATCAACAACATATATTTTTATCTTGTTTATGTCAAATTCAATGTTCTCCTCATGATAGTTTTCTGAAATATATTGAGTAACCGGGGAAATATCTCCGTAGATTGAAAAATTGTCAATATCCTTGTACTTCTCTAAGAAAGCCCTGGTGTCTCTAATTGTTCCAGGTTTAATTGGATTTAGATATTCACCTTGAAGAGTCTTATACTTACTAGCTTCCTTAGATTTTATATAAAGTGTTGGCTTATATTCTACTCTGTCTTTGAATGAAACTCCATTTTCGTAACCTCTAACATAAATGTAGTTTCCTACCTGCTTCACATTTGTATAAAATCTCATTCTTTACATACTGTCGTATTTTGCCTGAAGTTTAGCGTTTGGTTTAACAAGAGTGATGATTAAATCCTTATTGATAACAAAGCTCGTTTTATTTGTGTATTCAGAAAGATATGGTGAAATGGTAGCGCGTTGGGCATCAGTGACAACATATGGATCAATCATCCACAATTCTGTTTCGTCTTCTTCATTGACTTTAAGCTTCAGTCCAGAAATCAAAACTAAATCTGGAAGAACGATAATCCAGCAATCCTTTATTGCTGCTTGTGCCATATTTTCTTTTGTAGTATTAATTTCAGTTAACATCATTTGATGGTTCGGCTTTTGGATACTTATTTTTATTACCGATTGTGTATTTTGAAACTAATTCATATTCTTGACGGTCTTTATAAGACAGAACCTTAATTAAACTTAAGGGTGCCATATCTAGAACTTGTTCGGGATTTACAATATGAATTAGCCCCCAATCTGAAAGAAGTTTTACAATTCGGTTTCGCCGTTGAAGATCTGAATGTGTAAGAGAACAATACTTACCGTCAAGTGCAAAAAGTTCCTTATATGATACGATGTAATACTTTCCAGACTTATGTAAGATGTGAGCACTTTGAAACAGTTTCTTCTCGTGCTTACTAGAAATACCAACTCTTTGCAATGTCTCTTTAACAACTAGAAAAGTATCGGGCTGCTCAAGTGTAACTTCAACCATCATTGAAGGATTCCATTCCACAATTCCTTCTTTATTAAATTCACCCATTTTTGGCTCCACCTTTATTCAATCTTTGTTTGATAAAATTTATCTCGTCTCTATTTAGAACCCTTATTGCCTCCAGGGCTTTCTTGTCGCAGTAACCGTAGTATTCTTTGACTGCTGCCAGATTCTCTGCATCACTTCTCTTTACCCAAGGTGAATATCTCTTTTTCTTTCTAAGAGAGTTTAGATAAAAGGCGTATTGCATATCCTTAGAAATATAAGGATGCTGATTCATCTCATTTGCAAAAAGAATCGTGTCAAGATGACCAGCAACGCACTTATTGACAATATAGGGATTATATGATGAGATGTTTTCAGGAATTTCCTCAATCAAATTTTCCTTAGAAAAGTTAATTGAGGTTAACCATTGACCTAAATCTGGTGGTGTCATTATCCAAGATCCTGCATGTATTCGTTCCAGTCTTCTGGTTCAGTTTGAGCTTCCTTCGGAAATGCCGAGTCAAAAGTTTCTGAGCATAAACCAAACACTTCAATAAGTGTAAGAGTATCGGTTACATCAATACTTCGGAGTTCCTTATCCGCTACCCAATCTCTAAAAAGATCTATCTCTTTCCAGGGGTCTTCGTCATATCCCCATGGTGGAATTTTTTCATTCATTTGCTGCACTCAAATAACCAGGTAGACTCTTATAAAGAGTGTAGGCATATTGACGTTGTTCATCGGTTAATGAATCTTGATGCAGTTCACTAAATTCTCCGGCTGGTTCTTCGTTCAAAAGACCCATAATAATGTAAGGCTTCCAATTTTCGTATGCAAATGGATTCAGCCAGGTTGAATCTTCGGAAAGATTGCGGTAAAAAACTGTTGCAAGTGTAGCCAGATCGTCGGTTTGATTTCTGTTCATAATTAGTTCCATTCGAGTTCGTACATAATTTCGGTTACACAGGACATCATATTGATTTCCTGGTCTGCAACTCTCGTTGCTAAATCCTGGTATTTCGCCAGAATAATAATACAGGGGGGAATTGTTGATTTAACAATTTCAGTGTTTATCCACAATTCATCAAAGATCTTTCTTATGGTTATGGAAGGATCGTTATCAATATTCTGAATAACCCATTTTCTGACGTTTGCATAATTCTTGGCCTTAATGTGTTGAAAAAGTTCAACAACAGAAACATCAGATGATACTCCAAGAATACCAATATCAATAATGCCATTTCTGACATATCCCTGCAACTCAAGAAGAGTTCTTCTAAAATCTGGATAATATTTGCCGATATAAGAGGCAAGAACCTTTGGTTCAAATTCAATATTTTCAGTCTCTAGAATATTAGAAACACTCTTGAAAAACCGAGCAAGAATCTTTTGTTTTTCATCGGTAGGAAATGTAAAATCAATATGTGTGAATCTTGAGCATAATGATTTGTCTATTCGGTTCTTATAATTACATGTAAAGATAAAAACACAATTGGTTTGAAATTCTTCAATAAATGCCCTAAGTGCAAGTTGAGCATCGTGTGTAAGATTGTCAGCCTCATCAATTAGCAGAAATTTCTTTCCGGTTGACGAAAGTGAAATTGTAGCGGCATATGATTTTACCTTGTTACGGATAACATCAATACTTCGTTCCTCACTACCATTAATCTTCATAAAATCCCGGCCCAATTCATCAGCAAGGGCTAGTGATACTGAGGTTTTACCGGTTCCCGATGGTCCCGATAGAAGTAGATTTGGTACGTTACCTGAATCTCTTACTTCTATAAAGTATGACTTTATTTGATCGGGTAGAACACAGTCGTCTACAGTTTTTGGCCTATATTTTTCTACGAAGAGGAATTCATTGTTCATAGGTTTTCAAGTAGTGGAATAAATGTCAATAATTTTCCTTCTTCTAGAATTTCGTGCATTCTAATTATTTCACATTCTAATGGTGCCAAGGTAATCAGTAGTCGTTCAGAAAAACTCTGCTCAGCCGTCTTTGTTGCCACCTCGTATGCTCCGCTATAAGTGACCGCGCCAAGATTATTAACACTACTATAGTAAATAACTCGCTGTTTGGAAGTAAGACTATCCCAATATATCCAAAAATTAAGTAAGATCTTATAGTTTGGCCCAAAATACTTTTCTGGATTTGTTAAAATTTCTGGATCATTTAATAATTCACTGATTAGCTTATGGCGTACCGTGGGCAAATAAAAATCTTTGAGTTTAACTGGGTTCGTTTTAAATTCAAAAACCAAGTTGGTATTTCGTCCGTATCTCCCGAAAAATCCATCATAAGATGGGTAATTAGTAAGATATTGTAACTGAAAATTTCTAAAATCAAATTGGCCAGGATAAGGCCCAAACTCATCCAAAATAACACCAGTAGCAGTTATTCCGCGAATATTAGTAATACTCATACCCGTTCAAAAGAGCTATCGGGTTCAAGTGCAATAACATATTGAAGATCCTGACTTTGATTGGTAAACCTAGAAGCGAATCTACCACCAGTAAAAGCCGCAATGTCTAAATTATAAGAGCCCGGAAGAATCATAAGATTCTTTTCAATAAAATTAAAGCTGAAATCTTTATCTGTTGTTCCAATTTCAACATTGTAGCTCTTT